TTGGCACTTGCAATACAAGTTCATCATGCACCTGCATAAGCACCTGTGCCCAAGGAAGGTTGGCATCTATGTTGTGCCAACCGGTATTGATAACAAGGGCGACAGTTGATTGTGGAATCCAAGCGAGTGCGTCAGGTAAAAGATTGTCTATTCTATCAAAGAATCTAATGCGGAAACCAAGCTTGTTACTGACACTTTTAGTTCTTTGCAAGCTTCTTTCAACTCTGTTATGCCATTCTTTAATTCTTGGGTGAGCGGCAAACCATCTATTAATAAATCTGTCTGCATCATGGATTGTAATCCCAAGTTCAGCTGCGAGAGTTTCTTTTCGTACTCCGTAATTAGTTGCGTGTACTCCTTGCTTAGCTTTATGGTACGGTGAGCTCGCGAGCTTGCTTGGTTGAGGATTGCCCCCGAAGATAGTTTTTGCGTTTTCGACATGTGGATTTACTCCTTCTTTTAATATCTGTTTAAGTTCATCATCGCCTGCTTCCCATACAACAACGTATAAGTCAGCGCGATCAAGATCATGTGCGTATATTATGTATCCTGTATCAGGTATAAGAAGCTTGCGTATATTAGGTATACTGAATGCAAGACCTGATATATTTTCGCTTGCCTTCTCCCCACTAGTTAAATTTTGTAGGTTCATACCAGAGCCGAAAGCATTTTGAGAGCTGCTTAAACGAAAGGTAACAGTCCCACCAACATTGTAACTACACCTGACTCTTTGATCTGAATCGAGTTTCGATTCAATGCAATTTGAGTATACCACTCCAATGCTTCTATAATTTGAGAGAGCGTCAGTCAGTGGTTGTAGTAATGGCTCGCGAGTTCCAATTTTTTTGAGCGCATCATCGTCAACTGTTCTCTTCCAAGTTTTCCTGTTCATTACTTCTTTCTGTCCAAGCTCGTCATAAAAAAGTTTGGCTTGCTGTATAGGACTACGATACCACGGCTTGGCTGTTTTACTTTTAGGTAGTTCATGGACATCAGCACCAATAAGAGGTTTGAACCAGCACTCGTACTGCTCGGCAGCAAAGTTAAGTTCAAGTCCTATCCTTGCTCTATCCTTTTTATTAACACGTACTCCTCGAAGCATGGCTTGTAGACAACATTGGTAGGTACGCATCTGAAAATCAAATTGTTCACGAAGGTCTAGATGTTCTATTTGTTTATCGAGAGCGTAACTAATCTCTAATGTGGTCACTGCATCCTTACAGTTATAAACCCAGTAGTCGTCCTCAGGCATACTGGTATCCCATAGCTTACCCTCATCCTTCCAGTACTCATGGTACTTGCAATGCAAGCTGCTTAGTGTGTTTAAATCCTTTGCCATTCCTGGATAGCATACATGCTGCGCTAGCATGGTATCCATGTATACTGTAGATTTTGCTCCCCACCAAAGTATATTGTATTGTTCATCGTATAAATAATTTTGACCGACAATACGTGCATTAGAATGCCCAATAATGCCTCTAATTGCGTGTATAACGGCATATTCAACATCAGGGTCGTGCCAATACCCATTATTGGATTCCGTACACATAAACGGAATACAGATTGCGTCTGTACTTGACCACGCAAGACCAATGCAAGCTATATGCCCCGCACGGGTTTCAAGATCTACTGAGATGCGAAGTTCAATAAAGTTTAATTGATTTAAAAGAGTAAAGAGGGTATGCTTAACTTCTTTGAAACTGGGCCGGATTATAAAGTTGTAGTCAGGTTTCTGTACCGGGTTGTCTAATTCTTCAGAGCATTTTTTAAGATCATGCTCAGCAAATACCTTCCAACTGTAGTTGCGCATGATAGCTGCTGGATGAAAGGTAGGGATTACTTTATAGACAGTAGTACCATGAGTCTTCATAATACTACCTCGCCACTTGACTATACCTGACTCACCTGTCAAGGCCCATAGTGCTGTATCACCTAGTGCTATTATAAGTTCTGGTTTGATACACTCTATTTCTTCTTCAAGTTCATAGACACCTTCAACAATTAGCTTGTTCGGATAGCGTCCATAGAATACCTCACGTCCTCGTTTCTTAGCTGCAGTTTTTGTCTCGAACCAAGCCTTTATATTATTGTTCGGTGGTCTGTACTTGCAGACATTTGTTATATAACAGTCGGAACGAACTATACCTGCGTTGCCGAGAAGCTGATTAAGAAACCTGCCACTGCTACCCACAAACGGTTGAGGTTTTCGGATAGGTATACCAGTAGCAGGATCTTTAATCATGTATGTTTCTTCTTCATGACCTGGAGCTTCCCCTACTAACATAATGCGAGCATTCTCAGGTCCGAAGGCTGGAACTTTAATCATCTATAACCTCCATATGTGCATTATGACCTGAACGCCAATGGTATTCAATATAAGCCTCTTCACATATATCATCGTCGTCACTATATTCTGCCAACCATTTAAGATAACTTGAAGGCAAGTCCTCAATCTCTTTTCCAGTGTGTTTACCCCAAGGCATTATCATAATGAATTACCTTCCTTTTTAAGATTGCTTGATTATTTTAATGTATCTCTCTATGTATATAGAGATCACCGCTATCATATTTTTCAATTTCCGGATCACACCAACAATCTTTTTCTCTGTGCTCTGTTGCATAACGGTAAACACAGTTTATATTTTCAGCCAAGTATTTACCCTTTGAATCGGCACTTATTAATTCTTCATAAACACGTTGTGGAACATCAAAGTATTGATAGACACTGATATTCACATCAAGGTGAAATATTCTGGAATCTAAGAATTCTATTTCCAAGGTTTCGCTATCTGGGTCATAGCCTATTGAGGCTATGCTTGATGATTTAACTGGTATTCTGTCCATTATTCTTCCTCCTCAAGATCCTGTATTCTCTGATTGATCATACAAAATAAATTCTCAATGCCCTTGTGAAGTTCTTTTGTAACTTCACTATGATTTTCAATCTCATCTGAAAGTTCAGGGCAACTATCTTGTATATAATTAATTAGATGTTTAAGAAATTCAATTTCATCTACTGATGTAAACATTTTCTATCTCCTAATAATAACCAGTCTTATTTATATATCTACATTGCCAGACTATATCACCGTCTTTATTCTTTGATCCAATTAGAGTAGGTCCATTGCCAAGAGAATCAGCCCATTCAAAACCCTCCTCTGTTTTTGTTATTCTAATACCACTCCGATACCAAGCAACTAATTCTTGTGATTCTGGAATTTCCTTTTTGAAAAAAAGATGTTTAATTTTTTGTATTATGTTCATTCTCTATCTCCTATTCTACTAAAGGCTATATTATAAGAGTCTTCTGATGCTTCAATTCCCACCGCTGTACAGCTCGCTAAAGAGGCTGCTGGGAAGATAGTACCACTACCACAAGCGGGGTCGAGCACGAGGTCTCCTGGTTGACAACTTCTCTTGATGAGTTGAAGATATAAGTCAACCGGCTTTTGCGCGGCATGAATTTTGTTTGCTATGTTTGGAAGATTAATAACATCTCGATGTACTGCGATTGCTTCCCTCTTACCCTTAATGGCAAAGAGGATTGTTTCGTAGCTTCTTCTCGGCATGTGGTCAGGTTGTGGAAGAAGTCCCATGTTCCCTTTATCCCAGATAATAGGAGCTTTCGCACACCACCAACCGGCCTTTGTATATACATCATATAAACGTGAGAACCATAAAGGATCACAAAAAATATAAAGATGCGACTGTTCTTTGGTAACTTTATATCCAAGTTCAGCTAATGATTGGTATCTTTCAATAGCCTCTTGTGGGTCGTCACTATAGTCATGGTCAAGATCAGCCATATCACCGAAGACTTTATCTGCGTTGATGCCATAAGGTAAATCAGCTATAATAAGGTCGAACTTATTCTCACTAGCAGGTTTTAAAAAGTGTTCAAACTTAGCATGATATAGTATATGACCATTACTGTTTGGGCTTACATTATATTTAGCTGCAAGCTCTGCTGTAAATTCCTTTTCCAGTTTACGTGTTAGGATTTTTATTGCCTCTTTCCTCGTCGCAGCTTTACCTATCTCAGGGTCGTCAAGGTGCTCGACAAGTATAACGCTGTTGCTGACCAGATTAGATATATGGTGTGGTGCTACTTTGGAGGGATCATCTAGACCAAGTATCTCAGCTGCGGTTTCTCTTGCTGTATGTTTTGGGTCAATCAGTTTCCGAAGGTCATCAAGGTCAGCATAGGCTTTTACCATATCCTGCCAAGATAAATCTGTACGAATGATATTCTCGCTAATTTCTGCATCTAGCAGCTCAAGAGAAGACAATTCCGCAAGTGATTGATAGGGAATTTTTCCTTTAGGGACTCTCTGACCTTGATGCGAAAACTTAACATCTGCTTCATGCAGCAAAAGCATTGCACGAAAGCGACGTTCACCTGCAACAAGAGTTTTATTATCGTTTCGCAGGATTGGTGTGTGTAGTAGCCCATGTGGTTTTCTTATATCATTGGCTAGTTCATTTAACTTGTCCTCATCGATATCTCTCCGTGTTCTGTTTTTTGGTATGATTATCTCAGATGATTCTATAAAATTCATGACTCTTCCCCAGAATTTCCTTGCCATAGGCGGCAATAAGAACTTATATATGTATCATCATTTTTTGATTCACTGTTGGTTTTTAATATATTATACTTAATCCTGTCGAGTATCATTCCACGCTTAAAACACCAACTACACCAACTACATGGCAAGTCCCTCTCTATAACAATAGATTCTTCCTCAATAATTTTAATAATTTCATGGTCACGTTCTTGTAAGGCTTGAGTTATAGCATTAAACAGGTCTTCTATTTCAGGTTCATCATTGTATTCATCCAGATAAGTACAATGTTCATCCACAATCAATTTAATTCGTTCAGGTGTCATTGATATTACCCTCCAAAATATATATTAAAAAACTCTGTCTAGGGTATAATCCTAGACAGAGTAGATTTATCATTAAATATATGTTACTTGACTTATATTAAACCGATGTTACTCGATTTACATTACTGTAGATAACTTCAGGGTCGTCCTCATCTGGGGTCTGTACTGTCTTAATTAAGACTGGACCCGCCCCCTTCATCATCAATGGAGACCAGGGCTTTCCAGACTGGTTTTGGTCAAGAGCCTCACGTAATTTACCGAGCTTTACGTTCTTATTGCCGCCTATGGCAAGGATGCCATTTTCAATATCCAAGAAGATAGATTGTCGGATTGTCACCTTGTTCATATCCATTAAAGTCTTAAGAGGCTCATCAATAATCTCATAGGTAATGTCCAGGATTTGAGAATCCTTAGCTTCTCTTGCTGTTACATCATCAATTAAAGCTTGGTAATCTCCTTCAGGGATTGGCTTGTATCTGGATTCAGTTGATTCTTCAGTCTCCGTATTTAGAAAACTATCAGGGTTAAATTCACTCATGTATTTCTCCTTTACTTGTTTAATTAAACATCATTACTACCAGGCTTTAGCACACCTCTAGCACAACGATCTTTCCATGTATTGACTATTGGAACGAACGAAGCTGGGAGTCCTCCAGCTATTGGTAGATTCCGAGCCTTCAGATCAGCATTTATTGTTGCCGTAGACCAAGTGAACTTATCACCTTCTCGTTGGCAATGTATAACATCACTAAAGAACCGTGGAATTCTGGGAGCCAACTTACGACCTAACGCAGAGGGCGAGAGTGTGATACCACCGAATACTTCATCAACATTCCTGTCCATATGACAAGTTAATATGAAGAAGGCTTTAGTATCAGCACATAATTTATTAATAAGTCGCTCTTCAATATCCATAGCGACAGCCCATTCACCCATAGCCTTTACAGGTTTAGAGCCTACAACACAATCCATTGCCATGATATTGATACCTGAAAGAGAGTCAACGACTATAGCTCTCTTATTGTCCCAAGAATCAACAGCACCATATTCTTTACCAGTTCTATCACACTTGAAGTTAGCCAGTGAGCTTAAAAGTTTTCCGAACTGTCCATACTCTTGTTTTTCAATTCCTGATTTGAGCTTAGTTAAATCAGAAAAAGATAATAGATTAATCTTCTTAGCGCTTGATATCATTGATTCCCAGGATGGGTTGGCTGGTGCAGTATAATTCCAATGCAGTTGATCAGGGTCTGTATCAGAAAGGATTTCCATCCCAAGGGGTTCAGTGAATTGAACGAACACTTCAAGACCAGCCTCTAGTAATGTACTAATTACGTGCGTTTTGCCTGTACCGGTTGCACCTTCAAGTAGAGTGTTAGTGCCTGAATAAGAGGCATCAGGCCAAAAGTCTTTGTTATCTGCCATAATCTGTCTCCTCTAAAACTTCTATTATATAATCACGAAGCATATTGTCAAAAGTTGTATTCTCCGCTTTATAATCTAACTTCAATTTATGTTCTGGGCAGTAGTTAATTTCTACATCTGCAACACTTTGGGTATTATTTAAACCGGTGGAGGCAATTAATCTTATTGTTGTCCATTTATCCGGTGTAATAAGTGGCATCTTAATACATTCTATTTTTGTACAGCCCTTTTTATCACAATTAATTATTCTCATGTATTTTCTCCTAGATTGCTCTCCAAAATCCAGACCAACGATGGTCCTCTTTAACAGTTAAAAGTTCGTACTCAAGTAATTCCCTTGGCCACCTTTCAAGCGTGTCCTTAAATAAAGGATAATGGTCAAGTGTTCCAGTCCCATTGCATTTGATACATCTGACGCAATGTGCTCTCCAACCATGACCAAATTCAAATATAATCCTAGCCCAAATATCACCACAGATAGGACAGTAATGAAAAATGTGTTCAGACTCAACTCTGCTTGCACCTTGCCATATATTCTGGGCAACGTTTTCAATTATTCCAAGCGGTTTGTTGTTTACAAAGATAGCTGCCTTGCCTTTCATACTGCTTAATCCGATTAACTTCCCATATAGTCAGGAATGCCGCAAAGTTCTGTCAGACCTTTCCCAGGCCTACTATTACTTATATCAATTAGGATGCTTGGATTCTTAGCTAAAGGGTCCCACTTCCTTATATGATAATCGTTATACCAAGGTCCAGGATTCTTGCTAATACATAGACTGTTAAATAAGCAACCACCATATTGTGTACATGCTTCATCAAAGTTGGGTTGCCATACACCAGACTTGTAAACGTCAATCATTTTCTGTATCTGGTACAGGAGCTGTTCATGCCATTTCTCGATCATCCAGTCAGGAATTGTAATTGGTATCTGCATGAAGTCTATTTTAGTTTTTAAGATACCTATACCACGCACTATAGCTCCAACACAGTCAAAGCCATGTTGCTTACTTGCCCAGGTATAGCCGAGGAATTGTGAACGCAAACCCCATTTCTTTGCAAAGGCTGCACCAAGAGATTTAGTTGTCTTCTCATCTATAATCCAAAGCATATCATGCCAGATGCCTAACATATCAAAGCGTCCAGAGTAGAACAACGGCTCACCTGTATCAGGATTATTAATTTCCAGTGGAATAGCAAAGGTGTACTCAACTGCTGGTTTGCCTTTACTCATGTAGGGTTGGATTGCATCGGTTGCTAGAGGGTATTCATTAAAGTAGGCTTCAAGAGCAACAAGACATCGTTCATAACTTTTATTGTGTTTTTCTGGTGCTTCATAGTCACCCCAAAATTCAGTGAACTCTTTAATACCCTTAGCTAAGGCACTATCTGCGGTGAGCTTTTCCCCGTAGAAAGCTTTACGTGTTACTTCTATACCAAAAGCTATTGCACCACCTGCGTGTAGGTCAGGGGATGTACTGTGTGGCGTTAAACCCCAGATGAACTCTCTCATGAACTTGAGTTCACATTGCTTCCATGCGTTCATCATGGTACTGTCGATTGTTGTCGGGAACTTGAACTCCGTTAACTCAAGATACTCCCTTACAGTAGTCATTAGCTCTTGTCCCCAAGGCAGCATTTATTCTCAAGATCTGTTATTCTTTTCTTAAGCTGTTCATTCTCAGCTAGGATATTTGTTTTGAGTATTTGGTTTGCTTTCATGTAATTTCTCCTTTGTTACTATAATTAGTGTGTTTATATCTACCTTTAATACAACAACAGGCTCTATAATAGAGAGTATTGGGTCGTAATCTAAGTCATCCCTGATTGCATTTTGAAAGGCGTATAACCTTCCACGATATGCAACAGCTTCAGAGTTAGTCTTGCAAAGCACTTCAACTGGTCTGGTTAAAGCTTTGATAAAGAGTTCCCTGAAATACAAAGGGTATTCTTTCAACTTCTTTTGAGTAGCCATTCATGCTACTCAGTATTAGAGCTCATCAATATTATACTCCTTTACTGGTGCAGCTGTTCTCGTCTTACTTGGTCGTGAACCAGCTGCTTTCCTTTCAGCTCTTAAACATTTAATACCATTTTTTAACTCTTCTTCGGATACTTCTACATTGTCCATTACCTTGCGGCGAATCTCTTGGCAGTATGCCATTCTCTCCTCGCTGGTTATGGTTGTAGCATCAAAAGTATCAAGTTGTATCACTTCCTCAATATCGATTAAGTTTTCATTCATTTCTAGTTCTCCTCAGGATATCCTGGTGGTCCAAATTTGGGTACTTACCCACCTCCCTCTTTTTTAAGATGTCCCTCCACTCTTTAACTTTAAAATCAATCCCATATTTATTAATAAATTCAGCATTATCATCATAAGATTGCTTATCAGCTTTGCTTATTTCAGATGCTATTTCCTCAAATCTTATTTGAATATCATCTACACAATATAATTGCTTTGATGATAGCAAATTGTAAAGCCGCATTCTTCTTATATCATAAACATGGCTTTTAAACGCAGCCTTTGGGTCTGTTTCACCCTCGCTAGAAATTCCTTCTCCAAAAAATGTTTCTTCTGTTCTTATTTTCATCTTGATTTTTCCTCCTGTAGATGTCCTATCAATTTATTTATGTGGTATAGAATATCATATATTACCCCAGTTGTCAATCGGTTAACTTCTTTTTTCTTATATAAATATTCCCGCTTTTCTCTGAGCGTCCATAGTTTTATATTCATTGGTCTTGTAGAAAGTTTGACCTCTGGAACTTTGTCTTGGTACTACATTGCGCGATTCACACCACCTTGCATAATCTTCATAATCCTCTTTAACTCTATAATTAAAAAAATTACTCATTTTTATCCCCTTGTTGTTCTTTTACCCATTTTCTTAGCAAATTAGTTACAAGGTCACCAAACGCACCATATCGTACACATCCACGAACAGGATCGTGGAGAAGCTCCTCAACATCGTTGACAACTGTTCCTGATAAGGAAAGTTTCTTGTGTATTGGCTTATCTATAAATTGTTTCTTTCCTCTACTCATTTAATTTCTCCTCTAGCAATCTGCTGCTACTGCTACTTCTACTGCTGCTCTTGCTACTGCTGCTGCTGCTGCTGCTGCTGCTGCTTCTGCTACTGCTGCTGCTTCTATTGCTGCTTCTGATACTGCTGCTGCTTCTTCTGCTACTTCTATTGCTTCTGCTACTACTTCTGCTGTTGCTGCTGCTTCTGTTGCTGCTTCTACTGCTCTTGCTGTTGCTGCTGCTACTGCTACTGTTGCTGTTACTGCTTCTGCTACTTTTATTTTTAGTAAGTTAGTCATTTTGATTTTTCCTTATAATTAATATATTCGTGTTTAATTATTTTCTGCTCCAATTCGTATTAGTTATTCTCCTTTTGCTACTGCTTCTACTTCTGTTGCTGCTTCTATTGCTCTTGCTACTGCTGCCGCTGCTTCTGATACTGCTGCTTCTGCTAATGCTGCTTCTGCTACTTCTATTGCTTCTGCTACTTCTATTGCTTCTCCTGCTGCTGCTGCTTCTGCTACTGCTACTGCTACTGCTTCTACTTCTGCTTCTATTGCTTCTGCTTCTGTTGCTGTTGCTACTGTTGATACTGTTGCTGCTGCTCTTGCTAATTTTGCTGCTTTTGATGCTAATTTTGCTGCTGCTGCTACTGTTGCTTTTATTTTTAGTAAGTTAGTCATTTAGTTATTCTCCTATTGCCACTGCTGCTACTTCTGCTACTGCTACTGCTGCTGCTTCTGCTCTTGATGATGCTTCTGCTTCTGCTACTGCTGCTACTGTTGCTGCTGCTTCTGCTACTGCTGCTGCTTCTATTGCTTCTGCTGTTGCTTCTGCTTCTGCTACTGCTGCTACTATTGCTGCTGCTGCTTCTACTGCTGCTGCTGCTGCTACTTTTATTTTTAGTAAGTTAGTCATTTTGATTTTTCCTTATAATTTTCTTTGTAAGTTATAAAACTGGTCGGTTCTTTCTAACCAAACTGACCCGTTTATTGTGTATCTGTATCACCAATTGTATTATTCCTCCAAGCTTCTACAGCCTTTTGTGCTTCACTGTCTGCGTCAGTATCTTCCTCTGGATTGCCAAATATGTTAGGATTTTCAATATCAACTATAATCCCATGCTGACGCAGTATGTTTGCGAAGTCATCGTCAACAGGACAGACTACAACTTTATTCTTGTCAACCTTAATCATACACTTTTCAGCAAAAGGAAGCAGGTGGTGATTCTCCACACGCATATCCTTGCGCAGCATATACATGCGGAATCGGAATCTAATTGCTTTGGCTTCAGATTTAAATTCAATAGGTATAGATTTTGTGCATCCTATTTTCCAAATCTCTAGCATTTCGTTAGCGAAATTAGATACTGGCATTATTTTTCTCCTTTAACATAGGCAACTTCAATTTGGCCTCATCCCAGAGTTCATACATCTCTTCAAAAGTTGCTTTATCCAATGGTTTATTCTGTTTTCTTAACATCTCTTCAATGTAATTAAAACATAATACAAATTTGTTATTTGTATTACCCAGTGCAATCTCTGGGTCAATACAAAAGTGTCTGGCAAGAGTAATACAACAAAACATTAAATCTCCCAATCCATCAGAAATATCATCGACATTAGCCGAATCATTCAATACCTCTCGGAGTTCACCTAACTCTTCTTCAAGCTTATTCAGGAAGTCTGCATTATCTATCCAAGCAAAACCAACACTAGCCGCCCTCTTCTGTAATTTTGTAGCTCTTTGAATAGCAGGTATATGTTTGCCTATATCATCGAGTAATCTTGGCTCTGCTTGATCGTTGCTATTATTATATAGACTTGCAGCAAACGTACGTAATTTATCAAAAACTTCTGGCTCAAGTATAATTAAATTGCTTGGGTCACCAGGTAGTCCATTATGGGTTGTCAGAAAAACAGCATATCCATCAAACTCAGCATATATGCTATCACCTAGATAAACTTTATTAGATTTCATTAGAATTCTCCTCTGTTGTTTTAAAAAGATCAAGACAATCATCAATTCTATTAGCAAGGCTTAAATCAATATTATGTAGCTTTGCTAAGGGCATTAATATAGCTGGCAAGGCATTTCGTGATTCATGAAGAAGATAAAACATCCTCTTGGTTAACTTTTCCAGTTCATCCCTAGGCAATTTTTCTATAATACTCATATTAAATCCTCCGAGTCAGCAAATGTTAATTTATTCTTTGCCCTTGTCACTGCAACATAGTAAATATTATCCTCTTGTTGCAGCTCCCAGACTGTTGTTGCTTTTTTAAAGGGCATGTATTTACTAGCATTAAGTATGACAACGTGTGGTGCTTCCATTCCTTTAACTTTATGCACAGTTGAAAGCTTGATACCATACTCCAAGCGAAAGATACGAATTATGGTATCTTTTACTGCCTCTATTGTAGAGCATATCGTGCATAAGTGTGCTAAACAATCAGCTTCATCGTTTAAAGTATGAATAAGTCCATAGGCATCTTGCTTTTTAAGTTTCTTTTCCTGCTTCTCAACATAATCCCAAAGCAATGGCATGAAGTTATCAGTAAGCATTCCTTCATCCTTTTTTTGTACTTTTTGAATAATGCGCTCTAGTCGTGATTGTAAGTCTTTACCTAACATGTTAAATGGTTTGCCAGCTCGCAGTAGTTTCCATGCAACAGACATAAGAGGGGCATTTACCCTACAAAGTATCATATCTAAAGGTTTTAGTTCTGATAGATTAAATGTTTTATCCCTTATAACTATTCCCTCTGGTGCTCCAGGTCTTGCTTCTATCTCAGGTACAAATTGTTGTGCAAGTTTAACAATGCTTTTTGCACAGCGATATGTTGTGCTAAGGGGTAACTTGCCTGCATTGAAATAATCACCCATCCTATCCATAGCAAATATGGTTGCACCGCGAAAGCCATATATAGATTGATGTGAGTCTCCCACCATAAAACAACGCCCTTTGCTTGTTAGCATTCTCTTTATCATCTCAAAGTTAGCGTTGTTGGTATCTTGACATTCGTCGATGAATAAATGTGTTTTTTTCCTGAATGGTATGTTTAGTAGCAAGGGCAGGTATAACATATCATCGAAGTCAATGACTTTATGCTCTTGTGTATATTCCCAATTATCACGTAAGCAGTGGGAAGCCTGTAGAACTACTAAATCAGACTCATCAATACACATACCCATATAGTTGAGTAATCCGTGTAGCTCACATGCTTTATGTTGAGGTTTAATCATATTATTTTTTGCTAAGCTCACAAGACGTACAATACAATTACGAATATACCTGTCGTCTGGTACATCAGAGTAAGTATCAAGCATATTATATGTCTTAAAGCTTTGTACTTTAATGTTAAAGTCTAAGTTACGGCGAAGCGTACGAAATCCTGTGGAATTAAAGGTTGCCACTTCGATGCGTTTGTCATCCTCTCCTATGCGGGTTATAATGTCGTTGACATTACTCTTGTTAAATGCAAGGTATTGCGCTCTATGTAATGTGTCAAGCTCTTGCATAGCAAGTTCAATTGTAACAGTTTTACCCGATCCTGCAACAGCTTCTATAAGCATGTGCTGGGATGTTGGATTCTTGATTTCATTTATTATGGCTTGTTGTTGTATGCTAGGTTTTATATTCATAATGAATCCTCCACTTTCATATTATGAATAATACCTGCATTATCAATAATACCTACATTAGTGTCAATAGCAGCCTTAACAGCGTCATTAGCAGCAATAGCAGCATTAGCAGCCTCAATATAAGCAGTCTTAGCGATCTCTAATATTGCTGTAGTCTTATTAGCATTAACAAAAGCAGTAGCAAAATCAGCATAAGCTGCTTCTGCTACCGCCGAAGCCTCTATAGTTGCATCAATACAAGCAGCAACATTATCAGTATTTATTTTAACACGTTGTTTTTTATTCATTTTTAGATCTCCTCGTCAAAAACTGTCCTGTTGAAGTTTTAGGAATGCTTTCTCCTGCAATTTATCAATAAGTCTTTGGAGATATTGTTGTCGTTTGTAAGCTTCAGATTTGGCTCTAATCTGTTTAGTTTTCAATGACTGAATAGCACGCCTTGGGAGTGAGTCTCTCGAGATGTAAGGTACAGGAACGGAAACTGTTACGCCATGCGGGGTAAGACATATATCATCATCATCGCCAGAATAATCAGATGCTAGGAGTTTTAGAACATACCCCTGAGGATATTTTTCAAGGTCCGTTCTAACTTTGAAAAATAAGTACATTCTTGTCTCATAAACTTTTGGAAAGTCTGTATCGTTATTGCTGTTTGATTCGCTCATATTAAGTAACTCCTCTGTTTTATTGTGCGTACCACTTATCTACATCATAATATATTTTAACTAAATCATCATGCCCAATTGAGATTAAAAACTCGCATAATATCCAGGCAGCTTCTGTGTGTTTCTCTTCACTGTCTCCTGTAGTATTACTCTTGAATAGACCCTCTGCTATCGCCTGCATTTCTTTCATTGCTTGATTTTTTTCCATTATTCTCTCTCCTCTTTGTTATTCATAGTTCCTCGATTCCATAATGTGTTTCAACAGTAGGTTTTGAATATGCTTCCAATTCTTCTCTCGCTTCAACAACATACTCTGCGCTGAATAAATCCAATTGCTTTGTGTTTGCGAGTCCCTTGTAGCACTGTGTACAACTTCGTGTTCCAGGCCCTTCGTGGTATAGTATTTCCCTCTGAAGTTGTGATGGTATAGAGCTAATATGCCTTGTTGTTATATTTGTTATTCCCTGCTTGTAGTTAATACGTTTAACCATTAATTCAGGGTTTGGCATTTCACTAACACAGCCGCAAGCAATACACTTACGCGTCTCCACATATAAAACGACTTTTTCAGTGTACCAATATCTGACTAACCGATTTAATTCTGGATTTTTTTCTCTTTCAATCTTTTGCTGTTTGTTGTACTTTTCAAGTGCTTTCCTCTTCTCTTGATACGCCTCTAAGGCTTGCACTTCAATCCTTGCGCTTTCTTCGAGAATGTCTTGGATGTCTATATTATTGCTGTTCATTGTGTGCCTCCTATTTAATACCCCACTACGTTGAAAAGGTCTTTTAGCTCGGTGTAATGCCTCTGCAAGTACTGTAAATTTCAGTTATATCGTCTATTAAATCTATCTCAAATTGAGGCTTGCTTATCAAACTGGTACTAAAAACACTGGTTGTATATCCTTCAGGGATTTTAAAGCCACGTCTTACACACTTTTTAGTATCCTCAGTTTTGTATATGCAACCATCTTTCATTTTAGTGATACGCCACAGCTCTTTGTATTGCCATGAGTCAAAGTTATTTATTGTAATCATTGTCATATTTTTTCCTCCTAATTTTGCACCGCAATATCCATTATGACACAAAATGCGTGTGCTGTCAAGTATATTACCCATCTTTTTTATATTGCACATATTGTGCCGATGTGTGCCTGACAGCCCCCCTGATTCACCCCTGTGGTACCCCTGGCTGCCTGATTATGGCTTTACCCCCTTGTCCCAATATCCGGGTTTTCAAATTACCCCCCCCTCTTTTTTGAACTGGGAGTTATGCAGGTATATTCTTATATCTCCTCTCTCTTGCATGTTGATGTGCACTCCCAGTGACTTGCCTATGCTTGTCTTAGTAGTAGTAATTAATAAAAAAAAATATAAAACAAAAAGACAAGCAAAAAAAAGAGGGGGGGTAGTTTGAAAATATCGATATCTAGAAGGGTGGGTCTGCGTCTAACCAGGCAGCCAGGGGTGATTCAGGCGCTATTCAGGGGGGCTGTCAGGGGTACCTGATGTCAATTGATCAGTTCTTTATGTACAAACCGATCACTTCTATATCGGAGGGCAAAAAAAAGGGGCAAGCGCGAGGCCTGCCCAAAGAGGGGATAGCGCGTCCTTGCGCTGGTCTAACATAGTTCTTTTTTAGAGTGCATCCCAGCCTTCCGTATCCGCTTGTCCTGCTTGGACTCCAAGTTTATCTGCTCTTGCCTTTGCCCGCTCCGCTTGTATCTCCGCGTATGCAGCAATAAGCTGCGGCACGCCTTTTGCTGGGTCAAGTACTGCTTTGCGTTTTTCTGCGTTCCATTCAGTAATGGCTTCGGCGGCCTCCTCGACAGTTGGATACTTATCGCCTTTAGCTCGGTGTAATGCCTCTGCAAGTACTGTAGTCCGTATCGCACCATCTGCTCGATTAATCCAGACGCCCTCTTTAAGATTTTCAAAAAGCGCCTCGCACTTCTCGATTGACTGCGCAATGGTACTGACCCCGGCGTACGAGTCACCGCCCTTTTGCGACAGGCCGTGTAAAGCTGCGCAGATTACAATGTCAGGTTTTAGCTCGCTTGGCTTGACTGCCACCTCGTGTCCGTTTGCAAATCTAAAAATCAGAGCGATGGCCTCGGCACTTGCGTGACGTGACTCATTGCCGTCTTTGTCGATGTATACTTTCTTGGCTTTTTCCGTTCTCATAGTTTTACTCTCCACTATTGGTTTAACTTCTACTACTTCAGCCTCGCTGGGCTTGACTACTGCTTCTACTTCGTTTTTAACTTTTTTAGCTTTCTTTTTCATATTATCACCTTTTGTTCGATACAAAAACGAGTATGACACACGGCGCGTCACAATGCAAGGTCTTTTTAATATATTTATTTTGCACCGCACCGGCCACCGCGTGTTGCGGTGCAACAATGCCTGACTCAGTTAGATAGTAAGTACTTACTAACGCCTCAGTTAGTAAGTACTTACCCACCTCCACCCTTGAGGCTAGGCCGGCCTCCCATCAAGGGATACCACACATAACTAAGCCTCTAGTACTAACTGATCAGTTAGGTCTTCAATCAAGATCGATTACGGTTGCCCGGAATGTTCATACCAAGAAACATTCCGCCTTTACATATACAAACCATGTATTATAATGTATAGTGAGGAGTTGGGCAATAGATTTTGAGGTGATGTATGGCTGAGCGACAGATACAAAAAGTAAATTGGTGGCATGAGGCTATTATCGATTGGATGCTTGAGAATCCTAATTCTCAATTAGGTGTATGCGCTGAACACTTTCAAAAGACGCAGGGTTGGATAAGTGTAATTATTCATTCAGCAGCTTTTATAGATCTTCTTGAGCAAAGAAAGATGCTCCACTCTCATATGGTAAGTATGACGCTCACGGAAAAACTTGAAGGTATTGCACACCAAAGTGCGGAATCCCTAGAAAAGGCTATGCGCTTTCAAGAGGAAAAGAATTTAATGAGTGTAGGCTGTGCAAGAGATACACTGGAAATGAGCTTGAAAGCCCTTGGATATTCTGCTAGAAGTCCAGGCGCTATTAATATTACTGCCACTGATGCTACAATACAGTTTGGTACAGCAACACCAGAAGCACTAGCAAGAGCTCGGGAAAAAATGAAGAGTGTTGAATATGTTGAACAAGGAAACTTAATTGAAGGGGATCTCGAAAACACAGCGCTGCCCGCCTCCACGTAATTTTAGTCCTGCTGGGTATGTAATTAATCCAAGGTTGGAGCTTACAGAACCTCAGTTTATAAGAAAGCGTCGAGTACGTGGTGCTCGTGCAGCTGGTATGCGATACGAGAGAAAAGTTCAATGCTATCTTCTCGATATATTTCCTCACCATTATATAGCTAGCCCCTGGTTTACATTTCAAAAACATGAGGGGGATAAGCGCGTTTGGTGTCAGCCCGATGGGCTACTTATAGATTTACAACTTGGACTTATCACGCTTGTGGAAGTAAAGCTTAGGCATACAAGTGATGCTTGGTGGCAAACGCGCCAATTATATCTGCCCGTCGTGCGGCGTCTTTTTGGCTCTCGAATGTGGGAATATAATATCCTGGAGATAGTACGATGGTATGATGCGGATACACTATTTCCTGAGCGATATAAACTCTGTCCAGAAATTGGCGGATTGGCTGTTGATAAATTTGGGGTGCATATATGGAAACCGACATAAAACCGGAAGAGGTGCGGGATACCTCAAGGCCCTATGGTGAATTATATCTTGATCAGAAAGGTGAAGCGCATTTCATTTGTCATATTCTAGGTCAGGATTTTAAAGCGGCTGAGGAGGACATTTGGAAGTTTGTAGAGCTTCTTCAACGCCAAATTAAACATAGGTCTGAGTGCCCGTATAATAAAGATGTCTGAAACCAACATAATCGATATTGAGGAAGTTATACAACTTGCTGCTATTGATGGTGTCTACTTCTCCCAGGAGTTCTTCCCTAAAACGGTACGACAGGCTAGTCCAAAATTCCATTATGATATTTGGGACTTGATAGAAAATCCTGTAAATCGTTTATGTAGTTTACAGATTTTTCGTGATGGGGCTAAGACAAGCATACTTCGGTTGCTTACCGCAAAGCGTATTGCTTATGCAACATCTCGTACTATTTTATACATAGGTAAAAGTGAAGGGCATGCTGTACGAAGCATTCAATGGATACGGAGGGCTATTTTATACAATCATAGGTATGCACAAGTTTTTAACCTACGAAAAGGGAACAAGTGGGGAGGTACGGAAACTGAGATATTTCATGGAGTTGAGGATTTTCCCATTACGATCCTTGCCGCAGGTATAGAAGGCGCAGTTCGTGGTATCAATGTTGATGATTATCGTCCTGATCTAATTGTTCTCGATGATGTAATTGGAGATGCTAATGCTGCTACAAGTGAGCAAAGAGAGAAACTGGCGGATTTAATAACAGGTGCGGTTAAGGATTCATTAGCACCGGCAAGTGAATGCCCTAATGCAACAATTGCAATGCTTAACACACCGATTAATCGTGATGATGCCAGTTGTAGAACAGAGCACGACCCTGAGTGGTCCTTCTTGCGGATAGGCTGTTGGACACCAGAAACGGCTAATTTGGCAATAGATCATCGAGAAAGTTCTTGGCCAGAGCGTTATCCAAGTGAAGTGTTCAGGGATGAAAAGAAAAAAGCAATTCAGAGGAATAAGGCCTCAATCTTTGCAAGGGAAAAAGAGTGTGTTTTAATTTCAGCTGAGACTTGTGACTTTAAGCCTACTTGGCTTAGTCATTGGTCTGAACTACCCGAGTATGGCAATACGATACTTGTTATAGACCCTGTACCGAAAGCTTCGGAGGTACAGATAAAGCGTGATCTTCATGGCAAGGATTATGAATGTCATATGGTTCTTAAGCGTTATAAACATATGTTCTTCTGCTGTGAGTACAAAGTGAAACGTGGGCATGACCCTAGCTGGAGCATAGCTACTATGTTTGCCCTGGCACACCAATGGAAGGTGCGAAAGGTTATTGTGGAAACTGTTGCCTATCAAAGTACTTTGGCTTGGCTATTTGAACAGGAAATGAAACGTCGAGGTGTTTATTATCAGATTCAAGAGTTTACTGATAGGCGCAGTAAGAGAGATAGAATAGTTGATGGTTTGAATGGACCAGCCTCGCAGGGTGAGGTTTATGTTCATCAAAACATGACTGAACTGATAACACAGTTCAATGATTATCCTACAGTAGATCATGATGATATTTTGGAGTGCCTCGCAATCGGGGTTGCAGATTTAAGTACCGGAGCAATTTATGATGGTGAATATGAGTCTATTGAAGATGATGAGGATAGTATACCAGCTTTGGAGAATTATAGGGCTTCGCCATGATTGCATTTAAAATTGGGACTGATAATAAACGTCACAAGAAGATACTGAAAGCTATTGAAGCACGCTTTAAGCTTTCACGGCGTCAGATGGAAAAACGTCATGAACAATGGCGTAAGTCTGAGGAACAACATATTGCTTATATGCCTGAGCGTAATGTCGATTCTTTACGTAGGGCAAAGCGGGAAGGTGGCGCACCGCAGTATACTACAATAGTACTGCCATTTACTTATGCGATACTGTTGACAGCACATACATATTGGACATCAGTTTTTCTATCTCGAAATCCAATCTTTCAATTTAGTGCTAGACATGGTGAGACAAGATTAAATGTACAAGCTGTAGAGTCTTTCCTTGATTATCAAGTACAAGTTGGTGAGTGGTTGGTTCCTCTTTATATTTGGCTACTCGACGTAGGTAAGTATGGCATTGGCATTATGGGGAATTACTGGGAAGAGGAAAAGATACAGATTGCTGAAATGCGTGAGGTTGAAACTATTCTAGGTGGAATATTGCCAACAGGTAAATTCACCAAGAAGAAAATTACAACAACAATGGATGGCTATCATGGAAACCGTTTGTTTAATGTTCGTCCCTATGATTGGTTTCCAGATACTCGTGTTCCCCTGCATAAGTTCCAGACAGGAGAGTTCTGTGCTAACAGGGCTGAGGTAGGCTGGAACACTGTAATAAAGCGTGAGGAAACTGGGGAGTACTTTAATATTGATAAGCTGCGTAAGAAAAAAGAAAGCGTAGCTGGCAGGGAAGAATTTGGTACTAGTCAGCTTGACAGACCTGGTGAAGAATTAGGAATGCTTTCTGATGTTGAACTACAGGATGTTGGCTTTCAGCATTTTATTGAAATAACTATTGAACTACGTCCTACAGACTGGGGTCTTGGCAGTTCTAAGTCCCCAGAAAAGTGGATATTTACCTGTACCAAGGACTTTGATTTATTAATTGGCGCACGACCTTTAGGGAATGCCCACAATAAGTATCCATATACCTTACAACTCTATGAAGTTGAAGGCTATTCAATGAATGCTCGTGGTATTCCTGAGGTTATCACCCAGATGCAGAACACAATGGATTGGCTTGTTAATACGCATTTCTACAATGTACGAAAAGCGTTGAATGATCAGTTCATAGTTGACCCTAGCCGAGTGGTAATGAAAGACGTTCTCGATCCACTACCAGGTGGCATATGGAGATTAAAACCCGCTGCTTATGGAACTGATCCAAGCATGGTAGCTAAACAACTATCAGTTGTCGATGTGACGCAGCTTCATATGAAGGATACTCAGTTCATCTGGGAAATGGCTCAGCGTATGGTAGGAGTTACAGATAACTTAATGGGCTTGCAACAACCAGGTGGTAGAAAGACAGCTACAGAAGTACGCACCGCAAGTACTGCTGGCATTAATCGCTTAAAGACTAATGCTGAGTATATGAGTGCTATGGGCTGGGCATCGCTATCACAAATGACTTTACAAAACTCACAGCAATTTTACAGCCTTGAAAGACAGTTTAAGATCGCAGGAGATCTTATGACTATTGGTGGTGGCGACACTCAGAGCCGTACTATTACTAAAGATGATATTCAGGGTTTCTATGACTTCGTCGCTGTTGATGGTACGATACCGATTGATAGATTTGCTCAGGCTAATTTGTGGACTCAGTTATTTGCACAAATGCGTAACTTTCCACAGATTATGGCGGAGTATGATATGGGTGGTATCTTTGCCTGGGTTGCGCAACTTTCTGGCTTGAAAAACGTAAATCAATTTAAGATCAAGGTGCAACCAGATGCGGAAGTTGCAGCTCAAGCACAGGCGGGAAATTTAGTCCCTGGAGGAAATAATGGACAGACAACAGGAAGCGGCGGAGCAGGTAGAAATAATGCAGAGCCTCGTCAAATCCCCAGCGTGGGCCCTACTGGTTGAATACGCAAGGCAACAGGTTCATAACAACGAACAGGAAATACGACAACCACTAGAGGCTAAAATATCTAGCTTTGCGGACAAAGGTATTGCATTAGATGGAGCTTTACTTTTAGGGATGATTGAATTTGATAAGGGTTGGATAGGCGGTATACAATGCTTTCTAGGTATACCACAAACATTAATCGAAGCAAATAAGGCTATAATAACTAGCCTAGAGGAGACAGAAGATGGACCCAGAAACGACACAGGAAACGACCCCGACAGAAACACCGAGCGAGACCTTGGAGACGACGCAGGACACAGCGCCCCCTAAAACTGAAGGCCAACATGATGTTGGTAATACTCCTGCTGACCATGAGGACAGCTTAGACGTTGGAAATGTTTTCACACAGATGGCTGAAGAAGAGATTACAGCTGATGCTGAAAACGATAGTACTACAGAGAAAGTAACTGCAAAAGATACTAAGGCAACTCCGTCCAAGGAAACTCCAGAAGTTCCTTCTACCGAGAAAGCTGAAGGAGAAGTTGCAGTTGTTAAACCTGAAGGTGTTATTGAAGAGACTGAGGGCGACAATACTGCTGAAACCCCAGTTGCAAAATCGAAGGAACAGTTGGATGCTGAGCAAAAAGCTATTGATGATGTTGCAAAAGCTTCCGAAACGGTTACTCCGGAGAAAACGACTGAAGATCAAAGTGCTGAGCTTCTATCGCTTCTTAATGAAAAACGTGGAGAGACAATTGATACCCTTGCGGGCCATCACTTTAATTTCTCCGATGAGCAGTTCCGTGAAATAGATGAAAACCCACGCGAGGCAATCCCAAAACTTCTTGCTGGAGTTTATCTTGATGCAGTACAAGGGTCAGTGGCGGCTATGATTGGACAGATGCCGCAGATCATTGCGGGTGTGGAGTCACGAAAAACAGTGGATGCAGCAGCAGAACAACAGTTCTTTGAGGCATTTCCTCTCTTGAGTGAGAGACCTGAGTATAAAGAGCATGTGTGGAAGGTATCCGCTATGCACCGAAAATTGAATCCAAAAGCAACACTGGAAGAAATGATTCGGGATGTAGGGTTACAGGCTTCTGTTGCTTTTAAACTCGCTGTACCGGAGTCGGTACGGGAAACAGGTAAGACTGATACTGTGATGCCGCATGTACCCGCAGCTGCAATAAATCAAGCTCCAGCTGCAACGCCAGGTGTTGGAAAGGGCGTAAATCCTTTTTCACAAATGGCTGAAGATATGATTGAGGATGATGCCTCTTAACTCATAAAGGAGAAATTACTATGAGTGGAGTAGCAGGTTTACGCGGAACAGGTGATTGGGGTACAGATGAACGCCCTAAGAACTTCCGTGAAATGATTTTGTGGAGAAACCCTAATGGGACAGCTCCGTTAACAGCTCTTATGGCAAAGGCTAATAAGAGTGCGGTTTCTGATGCAGAATTTTCTTGGTGGGATGAGGCTGTTGATATCGTCCGCTTGCAGGCAAATGGTTCACACTCTTCAGGAGTAACAACTATCACTGTTGATAGTGTTGATCCTACAGCAGCTTTGCCTAAGTCAAGCTTTGGTACAGCAACACATCTCAAACGTGGTGATATTCTACAGGTTGAGAAATCAACTGAAACTACTACTTATGACAATGAATTACTTGAAGTTGTCACAGTAGTTAGTGATACAGAATTCACCGTCAAACGTGGTATAGCTGGAACGTCAGCTGCAACTATTGCAGATGATGCTTGGCTGTTGAAGATTGGTTCAGCTTATGCTGAAGGCACAGGGGCTGCAGATGCTGTAAGTCGTAACCCTGTCAAGTACACCAATTACTGTCAGATCTTTAAGACTGCCTATGAAATTACGGGTACTGGTGAAGTTACCACACTCCGTACAGGTGATCCCGTAAAGAATGACAAGCGCAGGAAGATGAGAGATCATTCAATTGATCTTGAACAAGCACTGCTTTGGGGTGTTTCAAATGAAACTACAGGTGCTAATGGGAAGCCATTGCGTTACACTGGTGGTCTTCGTACGCATATCCCAGCAGTTAATGTTACTATCTTTGGTGTTGCTGGCACAGTAAATACAATGCTTGATGCTATTAGTCCTGTGTTTGATTATCAAGGTGATGCTGGTGATGAACGCATTATGTTCTGTGGTAATAGCTTTCTGAATGCCTGGAACAAGATTGTAGCAGCTAGTGGAGACATTCAGCTGGGTTCAGTTGTTACCACGTTTGGAATGAATCTTCTTGAGTATCGCATACCTCAAGGGCGTGTTTTTATGAAGACACATCCACTCTTCAATCGTAATACTTTATACAATAAATCAGCAGTGATTGTTGATATGAGTTCACTGCGTTGGAGACACACAAAAGGGCGTGATACCAAGTTTGAGGATAATATCCAATTACCTGGTGAAGATTTACGCAAAGGTCAGTGGTTTACGGAAGGTGGTCTCGAAGTATTTTGGGGCGGCTTAACTAATGGCTACATCGGTAACTTGACAGCCTAAGGGGGGTACTATCATGAGTGGTGGAAATTTAGCTGATGGTATCATGAAAAACTTTATCTTTGGTCAGATAAGGTTGGAAGTTCAAACCGAGACATTAAGTGGTGAAAAGTCTCTCACGAAGTTGAGTCCTTCACTCTTAATGTTGGATCCTGGAGGCGCTGGTCGGGATATTAATTTGCCTGCCGTAGCCGATAGTGTCGGTTTGGTCTTTTTTCTTTCTAATGAGGCAGACGGCGCTGAAGTTCTTACTGTTAAGGAAGGCGCTACGACTATTGTTACACCAACTCAGGATGAAGCATGTATCCTGTGGTGTGATGGTACAAGTTGGTCTGGCCTTGTTGGTAATACTTCTTAAGGAGGTAATGTTATGAGTGGTGGAAATTGGGAACACGGGACTTTGCGTGCTTTTGTCATGGAGCAGATAAAGTATCGACCTGTGTCTGAGACATTGTTAGCGAATAAGACTTTAGTTGTTAAACATCCTCCTTTGCAATTCCTTAACCCTAGTGGTGCTGATCGAGATGTAACCCTGCCGGCTGAGGCAGATAGTGAAGGGTTAATGTTTATGATCGTCAGTATGGCAGATTCTTTAGAAAATCTTACAATTAAGAATGATAGCGCAGCTACTGTTGGTATTATCGGTCAGAATGAGGTCGGTATTCTAGTCTGTAATGGTACGACTTGGAAGTCGATGATTACTGGGAATACTGCAAGTGTAGCTGCTGTAGATGTTACTTTAGCTGATGCCGGAGGGAATTATGCTGCAGCAACAGTTGAAGCTGCTTTTACAGAGTTGGCTTCTGTTGCTGATGCTGAAGGTGCTTCTATCATTGGTATTGAGGATGATGGTTCATTTACAGCTAAGATAGATGTAGAGGAAGCTTTGCAAGAGTTGTATCAACATCTATTCTCAGTGCAGAGCTACCTTGGTATGCCTCTAAATTCGTTTCGTGAAGCTACCAACTTTGATGTAGGTAATATTGCAGCAAATGGTGGTATTCTTGCGAGTGATACAACACCAATTCTGGATGCAATCAACGCTGCCACGGATGGTTGTCAGCGTATGCTGTGGGCTTCGTCCAATGTTGATCAGGTTGTAGTATCACTACCTTTACCACCTGATCTTGATCCAGCAAAGGATGTTGTATTACATTCGAGGATTGTCAGTGGTGGTACCACAGATGCTGTCGGCTTCACAGTTGATACTTTCTTTAATGAAGGTGATACGAAAGTCATTGATACAACTGCTACAAACCAGACTACGACATATGATGAGGTTGTAGCAACCATTGCAGCTGCAGATATACCTGCGGGTGCTCAAACTATTACAATAGGCTTAACACCTATAGCGCATGGAACGGATACTATGGCTTGTACTGCAGTTTGGCTTGAGTATTCAAAGGCTCTGTTGACGAGTTAATGGCATAAGTTAAGGAGAAGTGAACTGGTCGGTTTGTTTGTATAGAACCGACCAGTTTAATTAAATGCTGTAGCATTAGGAGGAAGTATGACTGAACGTAAAAGAACAATGTCTATTGACCTGACAAAACAGGACTTAGATGATATCTCTATTGGGGATGTTGTCACAGTTGTTGTTGTTGGGAAAGTCAGGAATTTATCAGCTGGGGAGGAGCCAGAGAAAGATAAGAAAGGTTGTTGTTCTTTTGACGGTTGGCCACCTGATATGAATATCGAGGTTCAGGAAGTAAAGGTTACAGTTGGCAATGATTTTTCAGAATTAGCTAATGATTAACTTAAGAGGAAACTATTATGAGTAATCCCATTAATGCAGTAAATACAGCTACTGAAGCTGTTGCTGTTACGCCAGATGATAGTAATGATTTAGCAAAGGATGCAAGAGCTCTTTGGGTTGGTGTCCTAGGGGATATATCTGTGGATATGTTAGAGTCAGGAGAATCAATTGTTTTCAAAGGAGTTCAAGGTTTGTTGCAGTTTGCTGTTAAACGTGTGAACTCTACTGGTACAACAGCAACAGAGATCGTTGCTTTGAATTAGGAAAAGATTATGCCTGGTATTAGCTTAGGCCTTGGTATTCCAAATACAGTTAAATCTCTATACTTTCTGCCTTCTGATTTACCCAATCAAGTAGCATGGTATCGATATAACACAGGGATAACTGTCTCCATGTCCGGAGTTTCTCAATGGAACGATCAGTCCGGCAATGGTAATCACCTGATACAGACAACCGATTCTTGGAGACCGGTAAAAGAATCGGATGGGTCTATTCTGTTTGATGGGGTTGTTGAGCGTCTAAGAGGGGTATTTACGTTGGTTCAACCTGAAACTATCTATATTTTATTTAAACAGTTGAGCCATGCTAATGTAGATACGGTTTATGATGGAGAGGGTGGAGATACAGGGGTACTGAGACAGATGTCTCCCTCACCAAATATAACGTTTTATGCTGGGGGTTTTATTGGAACCATTACCACATTGCCTCTTGGCGTTTATGGTATTATCACGACAGTCGTCAATGGAGCTTCTTCTATTCTTCAACTGAATAATGAGACTCCAATCCCGGGCGATTCCGGTTCAGGTAACATGAATGGTATTAATGTGGCTATGAGGCCCTTGATTGGTCGATTTGGCAATATCCAAGTAAAAGAAATCGTTATATTTAACACCGTCCCACACACAACCCAACAAATAACGCAAATGATAACTTACTTGAACAACGTTGGTGGTGGAGTATTCTGATGGCAATTGATGGCAAATCAAACAGACGTTACCTGGTCATGAATATGACCCACGATAGTTATGCTGCAAAGATAGCCCATTATACCAAGCTGCACACGGACAAGCAGGCCGGTAACAAATTAACGGTCCTCCCTAATATTGCTGGCACGCAGTCAATTGTAAAAGTTGTTGCGCGTCCAGGTTGGGTAGATGATGACCTATTTGATGAACTGCAAGTGCTTCCCTTGACTAAGGGTGTGGATGAGGCATCTAGACTGTATATTAACGTCTATACTTACGATGACCTGGCTGAGGTGCATGCTTTATTAGCATCAAGTGACTGGCCACAGGCGGAGATAGAGTAATGCTTCGTGATGCAGCTGTAGCTATGATAAAACAAGGTCTTGGCTTTCGTTCAGATCTTGACTCTGAAATTGTAACGGAGATGCGCTTTCAGCAAGAGGAAATTCTTGAGCAAGGGGCAACCCTTCCTTGGTTTTTGCTCTCGGCTGTATCTTCATTAGCTACTGGAGGAACTCCAGAAACTGTAGCTCTTCCCAGTGATTTTCTTTTAGAATATGAAGAAGCTGCTTTATGGTTTTTAGATACAACTCAAACCGCTGATGAGCAATGGATTAAACTGAGTAAAACCTTTATTGATGAGACTAAGACAAGCGCAATAGCTACTTGGTCTGATGCAGATGTGAAACCAACTTATTCTATAGTCAACAAGCTTATATATCTTGCACCAATACCTGATGATGTATACGACTTAAGAATTATTTATTTTGCGCAGGATACACAATTAAGCAGTAATGTTACAAACCTTTGGCTAACTCATGCGGCAGACTTGCTTATAGCTCGAACTGGGTTAGCAATAGCTGAGGATATTGGGAATGATCCAGCGGTTCTAAAGTATGAAAAACGTTTACAGAGAGCCGATGCTCGACTTGGAGCTGAGAATGAAGCAAGACAGCACACACAAATGCGGTACGTTATGGGAGGTATGGACTAATGGGTCTTGAAACAGGTACATATATTGATGATCTTGTTATAACTAATCCTATTGGAGCTGCCGATTTTGTTAGTGTAGGTGATGATCATCTTCGCTTCGTAAAGAAAACTCTTAAGAACTCCTTTCCAAGTCAAACCTTTCCAGTAGGATTAGTTATTGATACTGGAGAGGCCAATGCTTATGCTGGTGCAATGGATCCAGCACCTTCAAGTTTAATCAATGGGACAGAAGTAACGTTCTTGGTTGTTAATACCAATACAACCGCAAGTACCTTTGATCTTAACGAACTTGGCGCAAAAGCTATTACTTTAGGTAATACCGATCCTTTAGAAGGTGGTGAGCTCAGAGTTGGGTCTTTTGCTACTCTCAAATATGATCTCGACTTAACTGTTTGGCAGTTACTAACAGTATCTGGAAATTATGGTCCATTGTTGGAAACGCTAGAACTATCTTCGGTTGTTGCAGGTGATATATCTTATTCTTTCGTAACGACTAAGACTGGTTGGTTGAGGTTATACGGGCAGACCCTAGGAAGTGACAGCAGTGGTGCAACTGAAGCAAATGCAGACTATGAAATATTATATACAGTTTTTTGGGAGAATTGTGCTGACGCTGAGTGTCCTGTTAGTAGTGGGAGAGGGGAAGACGCAGCAGCAGATTTCGCAGCTGATAAAACATTGACAATGCCAGATGGTCGTGGTCGGTCTGCTATAGCTGCTGATAATTTAGGTGGAAGCTCTGCTGATGTGAATACTAATCCTTACGCTGACGCACTTGGTGCTGTAGGTGGGGAGCAAACTCATACACAAACTGAGCCTGAACTTCATGCACACACACATGGGTTGCAGGTAGAAAATTATACGGCAGGCGCTACTTCAGCTGTAAAGGATGGAAACCCAACCGATACACCAACAGGTACAACAGGTAGTAGTTCAGCCTTTAATGTAGTTTCCCCTGTTCTAACAATGAATATGTTTGTCAAAATATAGGAGAAATATATGTATTTAAGATTAGATGCAGAGGGAATGGTTAATATTCTAGATGAACAACACCAGAGTCAATACTCGGCAACACTTGATGATTTTGAGGGTGATTATGGACAACAGTTTCCTGTAAGTATATTGCCTGACGGTCACATGAAATTAGGCTATAATCCAAATATAAGTTTTAAATCCTCTGATGGTTCAAGTGAGAAAGTTCTTGGCGATCTTGTTTGGCCTGATGGTGATGCAATTCTTACAGATCTACCTAATTTGATTATTAAGATGCACTTAAGAGAAGGTCTTTAATCCAAAAGGAATTTCTTTTGAGCAATGATACAGTAATTATAGAAAAGGCCGTAACGCAAGCGGATAAAAACCGACGTATAGCCTTTGCTGACCAGGAGATTAAAATGCTTAAATGGGCTCTAGCTGCTATATTCTTTTCCCTTAGTGTCATTGCTACTGGTGCAATCTCTTTATACAGATTAAATGTTGTAGCTGATGAGGAGAAAACTACTTTACATGTTGGTGAGCATGGAAAAGTTCATGAGATTCAAGACCAAGATCGAGAACATATCAAGGAATCCTTGGAGAAAATTGAGATACAGTTGATATCTGATGCTGTGAAGATTGATAACACTGATAAAAATATCTATAAGATAATGCTTAAATTGGAGATAGATCAATGATTAAGGTTAAAAAAGGTGCAACGATTACATAGATTTTTGGGTAGTTACGCTGACCTAAATAACAAGCGTAAGATTTTATGTACTTAATCTCCTAAGGAGAAATATTATGGCAGGATCAGAAGTTGAAAACATTGTAGGTGGTAAGGCTAAAATTCATGGTTTTAAGAACCAAACGAATATCCAAACTGTGACACAAGCTCTCGCTGATTTAGTGAAAACAGAATTGAATGGTACAGATGGAACACATACAGCTTACATTGTACAGATAAAGGTTAAAAAGCTCGGGGTTTAACTTGGCGGTAATCAATTTTCACAACCTTGGTCTTATAGGTATAGTTCAAGACCAAGCACCACACGAGCTTCCACCTGAGGCATGGACATCTGGGCAGAACGTCCACTTTGTGGATAATAAAGTGGTACGTATGAGCGGGCATGAACAGGTTTTTGGTACACCATTGCACGCACCATATGCTTTACTACCTGTTCCAACCGTTACTAATTTCTTTTGGATGTACATGGGGCTCGCAAAAGTTGCTGTTGTTGAGAGTACTACACATGAGGATATAACACCTGATTCCGACTTCACAGGGACTGCGTCTAATCTTTGGACAGGTGGTTTGCTTAATGGAATACCAATTATCAATAATGGAGTTGAAAATCCACAGATGTGGAATCCTCGTACAATAGGTACTAATCTTGCTGATATTACAGCTTGGCCGGATAATACAACTTGTAGAATTATAAGACCCTTTAAAACGTTTTTGATTGCACTTGATGTGACTAAAGCCACTGGTCGTGATCCTTTTATGGTAAAATGGAGTCATACAGCAGACCCTGGAACAGTACCCAATAGTTGGGACGAAGCTGATACGACAAAAGATGCTGGTGAAACAGCTTTGGCTGATAGTGGTGGCTTTCTTTTAGACTGTTTACCCTTAGGTGATGTTAATATAATCTATAAGGAAGACCAGAGTTTCCAACAGCAGTTTATAGGTGGTGTAGCTATTTGGAAGTTCAGTAAACTTCCAATAGAAGTTGGTATGTTGGCATCACGCTGTGTCGCTGCCTTTAATATTGGTGAAGGCCCCAGGCATTTTCTTGTAACCAGCGATGACGTTGTGGTGCATAATGGGCAACAAGCGCTAAGTGTTGTGGATAGAAAGATGCGGAGGAGGTTGTTTAATGAAATGGATCCTGTCGCTTTTACTAATGCTTATGTTGTACCTAATTATCCTAATCGTGAAATGTGGTTCTGCTACCCGACAAGTGGTAATACTATCCCAAATAGAGTCCTTATATATAATACTATTACGACAACCTTGACGGAGAAAGAGTTACCTAATACAGGATTTCCACATATAGGCTTTGGGGTTATTGACCCTGACCAAGACTTCAATTGGGATGCCGCTATTTTTGATATATCTTGGGATTCTCTTACAGATCCCTGGGACTTGAGATCTTTTGAAGGTTCTCAAAGAAAGTTACTTGCGGCTGATCATACCGAAACTAAGCTTTTTAAAATAGATCAAACTAATCAATTTGACTCCCTGAACTTCACAGCTTACATTGAAAGGTCAGGTTTGGCTATTGTAGGCCAGGATAGACAAGGCAATCCAAAGGTCGATTATGACCTTTTAAAATTGGTAACTAAGGTTTGGATTAAGGCTACAGGTTCCCCATTTCAAGTAAGGCTTGGAAGTCAAAATATTGTC